CGTCCAAGGACTGGCCTACGCTCAAGGGTATGCGCTTCACCGTGTAGAGCCGAAGATATGGCAAGATCCGCTTGGACTCGGAGGTCGTAAAGCGTGCGCTACCGGCCCTGAATGGAAGCGAAAGCTGCGCGCCAAAGCTCAAGAGCTGTATCCACATCTGGATGTCAGCCTCAAGAATTGTGACGCCCTGCTCATTCTCCATTACGCTCAAGGAGGCGGCAGATGATTCGTAGGATGAATCGGCCACCGTCGCCGGAGGAGCTGAAGCAAATGCTCATCGCCGCGTTCGCGATGGGCGTCGTCATCACCAGCGCATACTTCATTCTCTTTGTCATCAAATGAGCCAAGAACTCGAAGACATCAAAGAAGAGCTGGCAGAGTACAAATGGATTTCCAAGGAGCTTGCGAAAGCACTTGGCTGCGGATGCACAATCGGAGGAGACTTCGACCTGTGCATCGACTGCACCGACACACAAAAAGCATACAAACGAATACAGAAAATATATGAGCCTAAACAGTGCGAACAAAATAGTCAGAATCGCTGAAGCCGATGAATCAACGCCACGCATCGATTTCGCGTACATCGACAAGAAGTACAAGGAGTGGCTTGTCCGCCGTGGATTCGCCAGCGAAGAGCAAACTGAACTCGGCATGCGACGTTCCGACGGTCGTCGCGGTCGTGCGGTCAAACGAATCAATTCCGATGAAAGCATCTGAAATATCCCGAGAACAACTCTTGAAGGAAGCTCCGCGCCTCATTGACTATGCGATTCTTCGAGGTTGGATGAGCAAGCCAGCGAAGCCAAAACGCAGCGTGGATGGCGGATGGCAAACTGCTGGAGTCGGCCATCTCGACGACGCTTCTGAAGATGAAATACAAGAACTCAGGAAACAGCTCAGTGGAGGTTGAACTCCTGTCCGACGACGTAGAGATACGGATCGGAGAAACGAAGTGGTCAGGCGTGGCCTACATGCGGGAAGGCAAAAGCAAGGTCTACGTTCGAACGAAAGCTGAATTCAAAGCTAAGTTCGTCCTGATAGATGCGAAGCCCTAAACTTTACATCGCCGCACAAGAGCAGCTCTTTGCGAAGTTTCAGTCACGCTCCATCGCCATTCAGCATTGGAGCAAATATCTGATGACTCCCAAAGAGCTGGCTCTCCTTTTCAGAAAGTTAGAGAAATCAAATTCTGTTCTTCAGGAAATCGCTAGGACCGATCTTGGCAAGTCTGGAGAACTCGCGCGAAAACAACTTGGAATCCAATGAGCAATTCAAATATCGACCGTGCAAGAGCATGGCTTCGTAACACCCCCGGAGCCGTCAGCGGACAGGGCGGTCATAACGCAACCTTCGCAGTAGCCACAGCTCTAGTGCATGGCTTTGAGCTGTCGCGAGGATCGGCTGAAGCACTGCTCGCCGAGTACAACGAGAAATGCGTCCCGCCGTGGAATGCCCATGAATTGGCCCACAAGGTGAATCAGGCGATGAACGTAGCGCACGACAAGCCAAAGGGCTGGCTTCTCTCAGCGCAGAGCGGGACGCCCGTATCAACGACCGGCAAGTTCGTCGTACAGAAGATTCAGCAAGTACCCGAACCTCCTTCTCCACTAACGACAGCAGACCTTCTCAAAGCCTGCTTCGAGCCGGATGAAGTTGTCTGCATCTGCAATGACATCGTAAGCGATGAGGAAGGACGCAGTAGGCCAAACTCCAAGGGTACATTCCTCAAGCGCGATGACTGGATAAAGCATCACTTCACGCCGCCGATTAGTTCCATGTGGAACAGTCCTGATAGCCGTGGCGCGTATGTCAGAGTCAATCCGTGTTTGGACGAAACCGGATCGGATTCCGGCGTAGCATCATTCCGCCATGTCCTCGTTGAGATGGATGAGAAGACGAAGGATGAGCAATGGACGATTCTCAAAGAATCCAAATTGCCACTGTCCGTCGTCATCGATTCCGGCGGAAAGAGTCTGCATGGCTGGGTGCGCGTCGATGCGGCGAACAAGGAGGAATGGGGAGAGCGTCGCGACGTTGTGTATCGCCAGCTAGAGGCTCTTGGCATCGATCCGAAGAATAAGAATGCGAGCAGGTTCAGTCGTCTTGCCGGTGTGATGCGCGATGGCAAGGAGCAGAAGCTGTTGGCCATCAATGTCGGATCGGTGAATTGGGATGCGTTCACCGATTACCTCGAATCGCAAGACATGCCACAGGAGTTCACGCTCCAGAGCATCATCGATTACGACCCTGAGAATGATCCTGACAATCTAATCGGTGACAGATGGCTACGTCGCGGATCGTCGCTTCTATTCGTCGGTCAGAGCGGATGCGGCAAAAGCTCGATGGCGTTCTATCAGGGTCTGTGCTGGGCGAGGGGAGCGGCTTGGTTTGGGGTGCAGCCGGTACGACCGCTCAAGATAGCGTACATCCAAGCCGAGAACGACATCGCCGATCAGCACGACAGCCTCAAAGGTGCAGCAATGTCGGTCTATGGCCAACACGGATGGCAGGAAGGTCTTCGCCAAGCTGGCATGCTGTTCTTCCGCGAGACAGTCAGGACGGGTGCAGATTTCGCGACAATGCTTCGCAGGCTCGTTCGCAAGACGAAAGCTGACATCGTCTACATCGATCCGCTGCTCTCCTACATGGGTGGTAATCCTGCGGACATCGAGGTCTGCGCCAACTTCACGCGGCATCTGCTCCAGCCGATTATGATGGAGACGGGAGTCGTCCTGGTGCTGGTGCATCACTTCCCGAAGCCGAAAGGTAAGGACGACAAGCCTGAGAGCGTGGCAGATTTGGCCTACTCAGGATTCGGAAGCTCCGACCTGACGAACTGGGCGAGAGAGGTGATTGTGATGAAGGAGCTTGGCTTTAATCATCCGAGACGCTTTATGCTCGGCATGGCCAAGAGAGCGGACCGCGCTGGATTGAGAGACAAGGAGGACAAGAAGGTCGGCTCGATCATCATCCAGCGCGGCGTTGGAACCATCTCATGGACTCACGCAGAGCCAGAGAAGTTCGTCGTCGATAAGGCTTCCGCGAAGAAACGACCTAAGCGCTAGCCTTCTCACGCTCAGCGCGGCGACGACCTTTGGCGGCAAGCGATTGGAACTTCGCCTTGCCGAGCTTCTTGCGTCCGATGTAAGCGGCAAGTGCGCGAGGCTCTCTCACACCCTTCTTCTCAAGCTCGCCGATGAGCTTCTCGTAACGTCCGCCACCACCAAGTTTCATCTTGTCCATAAATTATGATTTGCTAAGTTCTGGAACGTATTTCTTTTTGCAAATCAACCGATTTTTCGGCTGATCGCGAAGAGGAATCCATCGGCAGTTATCCTTGAAATATCCTAGGTTATTGTCAATTCGATCAAGGCTGTATCCATCAGGCCTGTCTCCCATGTCCTCGTAAAAACCTTCAAAAGAGAGCCACTTTTCACAAATTGTGACTCCTTTCAGCCTGTAGTACATTGAGTAAATGTGGGCAGGATTAAGGCACCTGTCTTTCATTTTTCTCCACGATCTGTACGACCCAGATCCGTACTTCCCATGTCTTGTCGATAACTTTAAAAGTCGTTCTGACGCAACGCAGTGATTGCACCTCCAAGGTCTTGATTCTTTATCGAGTCTTCTAACGACATCAACTCGGACCAGTTTTTGCGTTTTGCATGTGTCGCATTTCAGTTCAAACGCTCTCCATCTTCCGACTTTTACATGCTGGTGATTTGATTCAATAATTTGCACATCGACAAGATAGCCGAAGTACCAATCATTGCAACACCCCACGCGGCGCACGACCAGAATCGAGGCGTCGTCTTATCCTTCGCAGTGTCGCAATTCATGCGCGCGCGGAAGTTCTTACGACGCTCAGGATTCGATTTCTTGATCGTCATGTTCGCATCGCCGAAGCGAACCTTGATGACGTTGCCGTTGTCGTTCCCCCTGACGTAGACAGCGCTCTTCTTCCGCTCACCCGGCGTGTAGAAGGGCTTGTTCAACGTCACCTTCTTACCCTGATAGGTGCTTCTACCTTTTTTGGAGAGGGAGGTTTTCATCGTTCAAGATCCTCCTTAATCATCTGATACC